CGAGATATCCGTATCGTTTGGTCGTAACGAAGATAACAAGGCGGCTGATTATGCCGAACTTGCGAAGAGGAGTGGGTTTACACCGACACAAAAGATGAAGGTTGAACCCATGACTCTGAAAGCGTTAGTCCGTGAGCGTATTGAGGCAGGTAAAGAAATGCCAACGGAAATTTTTGGAGTATACTCTGAAAATAAGACTACAATAAAAAGGAGCAAATAAACATGAACCAAGTAGCAAATAAAAAAGAAGGAGC